GGATTGCGCGGGAAGAAATACGAGGGAGCGAACATCACCACGTCGTCATACGTCATCGACGCCCGCCACTGGGCCGTCTGCGGGCCAATGTAGGGAACGTCGGTGTTCTCCGGATTGAGGGCCGCCTGGTAGGTGAACATGTAGGGGATGTTGCTCTGCCCCGTGATCCGGTAGATCTCGTCTTTCATCGGCGTCCACATCTGCCCCAACCAGCGCTCGATGTAATCCTCGGGCAGGCTGTCCTCGGCCTGATGCCAGACGTTGGCGTTGCCCTGGAGCCAGAGCATGCAGGGGACGCTATAGCTGATGCCCTGGGCATCGCACAGCGCCTTGGCGTCCTGGATGGCGCGCACCGTCAACTCCCAGTCGCCGTTCGGCTGCCCAGGTACCAGTTCGTCGACACGGCGCCCGCCCCGGCCACTGGAGGTCACCAAAAACTTGTACTGCTCTTCGAGTCCGCCGTTCTCCAGGCCGCGGCGCGTAATGCCGTTGGCCGCGCCGGAAGCGGGCGTTTCACCGAAGCGGGTATCGTTGAGCTGCTCGATCAGGGGCGCGAGCGACGAGGCGTTGTAGCCGTTGCCGTACTGGCCGATACGCACACCACTGGACAGCATCACGTTCTGGTAGGGCTGCGACGTGCTGATCGGCGGCTCACCGTTGCTGCCGATCGACAGGGACTGGCCATAGAGGATGATGTGCTGAATGGCCGTGCGGATAGCCGCCTCGAGGGCGGGCGTCTTCTTTCTCGCAACCCCATGCCCGACAGCAGGCCCCTGAACGGTCTCACCGCCGTACACGCCCGCCAGCAGGAAACCGTACTTGTCGACCAGGGCCGTATCATCATTCGGCGTCGCCTCAATATCGACGCCGTAGAGACTCGCCCCCGACAGCCCTATATCGACAGGGAAGAACCCGTTCGTATCGAAGAGCCTCAGGCCGTTCACCAGCGAGGTCCCGAGCTCATAGCCGTGCGACGTCAACTTCCCGTCGGCAAACAGGGTGGCGACAATCTGCCCGACCAGGTCCGTGAAATAGGTATGTGCCTCCGGCGAATCCCCGACATCGAACGACTCTGCGATGGCGCGGACCATCTCGACATCGGGATCCTCTGCGACCCGGCGTGAGGAGTTGGCATCGATGCGCTGCCAGAGCACCCGGGAGATGTCGGGGTCGACACTCTCGGCAAAGAAATACTGCCCGTCCTCCACGGCAGCGCGGCCAGTTGGCTCATCCGGGAAGATCTTGCCGCCGGCCACCAGGAGCCCCTCGACCTCTTTCTCGACCGCACTGTAGGTCTTCCGTGTCCGACCCAGTCGATCTGTCCAGGTCTCGTTGTCCAGGTCGTTGATCGCCCGATCGTAGTTATGGGCGTTGTCCATCAAATCGCGTGGATCAGGCGACTCAAGGGGATTGCCGGTGTTGAAGCGATGTTGGGTCATCTCGTTGTCCTGCATCCGGGCACAAAAAAGCCGCCTCGTGGGCGGCTGTGGTCTCTCGGGTGTCGGGGCGGTTACTGATCAGGCGGCCATTCCCGGTTCATGGCGACATCGAAGATCGATGCCCAACGCACGTACGCGGGGGCGTAGAGGATCCAGTCGCGTTCGATGACGGGGTGTTCACGGATCTCGAGCTCCGCCGAGACAATCCAGTAATACGGCCCCGATGGGACCACCTGGTACATACTCCTGAAGCGAAGCTTGTAATCGCGGATACCGATACCGGTCTTCATTGGCCCTTCGAACCAGGACACGCCCTTACGGATCTCATGGAAGAACCAGCCTTCGAACCGCATCAGCTCCGCCTGATTCAACATCCACTGCACCGGCGCCCTGGTCGGCACGCTGCCGAATCCCTCGCGCTGAATCGCGCGGCCACTGGCCAGATCCGAACGCTCGAAGGTCTGGCCGGGGTTCAGCTGGTAGCCGTCCAGGCTCGGCGGTGGCAGTTCATCGCTGGGATATGGGACCGCCATTATTTCCACCCTTGGCTCTTGAGGGGGTAGCGAGTTTCCATCGCTTTCGGGATGTCACCGCCACCGATAACGTTGGAGACCACGACGTCGATGATTCGCTTATCTCCCTCTTGGCGTTCACGTGTGCTCTCTACCTGGACAGGCTGGCCGTTATTGTGGATATGGAACTCGACGTCACCACCATAGGGTTGAGCATTCCGCCCGCGCCCCTGGGCGGCGGCAGCCGCCCGGTTTTCTCGATCAAGAAAGCGCGTCAGGTCCTGGTTGAGTGCAGCCCCAGTAATGCGCTCGCCTTTCTCAACATTCCATGTCCCCGAGTTGGGAACGCTGTCGATACCGTCGTGACCCTGCCCAACAAATGACATCCCCTGCGCCAGGGCGGTAGTGCCAATGATGGCGGCTGAAGCGGGAGCGGCGTTGCTGCCGAACGAGGCAAGGGACGCCATGGCCGCGGCGGGGGCATAGGCCGATGCGATAGAGGAGCCAGTCGCCGTCGCTTTCCCCACAGCTTCGGTTTGTGCTGAATCTGCCATGGATTGTGTCGCCATCTGAATGGCCTGGTAGGCCAACCATTGCGCTGCCATCTCGCCCAGGGAACGTACGAGTGTGCGCGCGATACCATCGAACAGATTGTGCATCGCATCGCCAAAGTTCTGACTGTCGAAGATCATCGACTCGAAGGCGCTGCCAAACCCTCTTTGGAACGACTCGGCAGTGTTCGCTGCCATGGCGTCGAAATCCGTGAACGCTGTCTCGGCACTCTTGAGCCAGCGATCCCAGGCAGAGCCATCTTGCGTTCCCTGCCCACCCATTCCCCCCTGGCCGATCTGTCCGCCAAAGCCACCCTGAATACCGCCCGGCACGCCAGCCCCTTGGCCATAGGCATCAGAAGGCGACTGGTCACTGCGCATTGATTCCTGCAGTCGCTTCCACGCCTCCAGATAGCGCGCCATGCTCATCTCACCCTTGAGCAAGGCTGTCTGCAGTAGGATCTGTTCCTCACGGAAACTGCGCTGGGCAGCCTCAACTGGAAACAGGCGATCCTCGAGCGAAGCTAGCGAACTGGTGAATTGCTGGGCCCGGCGGGCGGCTTCTTTGGCAGCCTGGGACTGCCGAGTGATCGACTCAGTATTGCTGTCAGTTGCCCTCTTGGTCTCGAACAACCAGCCGGTCAGTGGCTTGTAAATCCGGCTGCCGCGCTCGGCCAGCGCAGCGTCACGTTTTTGTTCTATCTTGGCGATGTCCGCTTCAGCGTCCGCGACAGCACGAATGCCTCGAATTCTCTCGCCAACCTCTCCACCTTCGAACCCCAAGAAGCCAGATCCGGAACTTTCAGAGCGGAGCGACGCCAGCTCTTCCCGAGCACGAGCTGCCTTTAGTGTGGCTTGATCCAGTTCAGCATTTAGGGAGGTTAGGGATTGGCCAAGATCGTCCTGGGACATATCAGCAAGCTCATCTCGAAAACTTGCCAACTGTTCTTCGGTCAACCCGATCTTGTCTTGAGTCAGGCCTAATTCATCGCGATAGGTATATAGCGCGCCAGCCGCCAGCAAGGCTGCACCAGCTGGTCCGCCAATGAGTGCCAGGCTCGCTCGCAGCGCACGCCCCGCTGCTGCTGTGGCAGCAATGCGGCCTTGGGTGATCACCAGTGCCTGATTGAGACGACCGCTTGCCCCGACGGCCATCGCAAAACCTGTCGCAATATTGCGGCCAGCTGCAAGCCCCAACGGGCCAATCTTGGAGAGAGGATCCCGCAGGCGCACAGCGAGATAAACGCTACCCAGCGTCGTGACGGTCTGACCGATGCTCTCGAGCACTTCGTCAGCCCCACCCACCTGATCAATGAACTCTGTCAGGCTACGCACATTGCTCGCCAGCCCTGGGCCAAGATCAGCAATTAATGTATTCGACAGGCCTTGGGCAACGCCCTGCAGTTGATCCATGGCCTCGGCGGCTTCAACAGCGCGCCGAACTTCAATGTCATCCATGGCCACGCCCAGGGCATCAGCCATGTCCGCCGCTTCGCGAAGCCCCTGAGCACCGTTGGCCAGCAAGGGCTGCAGGCGCACCATCTCGTCAGCGAGGCTTTCAAAGTAGAACGCACGCTGGCTGGGATCCTCGACCTGATTGATAGCCTCGGCAATGCGGAGGATCTGCTGGTCCGGGCTCAGTGATTGCAGCTCGCGAATGTTGAGATTGAGATTCTCGAACAGATCGGCGGCCTCGCCGCCACCGGTGGCAGCGAAATCCCCCACCTTGTCGCTGACATCCTTGAAGATGTCCCCGACCTTGTCGGCTTCGAGACCTACTTGCTTGCCTGCGAACTGCCACTGCTGGAGCGTCCGGGTGCTGACCTGCAGAGATTGCGCCAACGCATCCGTATCGCGCACCATTGCCGCTTGCTGGGCCAGGTTGTTGGCGGCGAATGCGCCGGCCAGGGCGGCGCCAATACCAAGCGCATTCTGTTTTAGGAATTCCAGCTCACGAGCCGTTTCTCGAGTCTCGTTGCCGTACGTACGGGCGCGCTTGGACCCTGTCTCGAAATCCTGGTTCAGCCGACGCAACTCAGACGACGTCGCCCGCACAGCCCTGACACCACCCTTGGAATCCCCGGTGATAATCAGCCCGGTCCTGAAGTTCTTGGCCATGGCTTACCTATATTCGGGCACAAAAAAAGCCCGCCGAAGCGAGCCTGAAAATGAGAGTTCCGCGCGGTGACGGTATTATGTAGTGGCGATTACATGTCTATCCTGGTAGTTATCCAGCGCATGTCGTCCTTGGAATACCAGATCTCTGCGTAGTACTCGCTACGGATCATAGCTCCAAAACCATTCTCGGCATCCACATATCCCCATGCCTCATAGGAGCACTCTCCCGAGTCAGACTTAGCCACCAGAACTTTGCTATCATTCCTGCTCGGCCAGTCCGCCGTAGATGGTGCTTTCAACCTGCCTTCTATAGACTCCTTGATAGCTGCATAAGCTGCATCCCGGCTGCCACATTCGCGTTCTTGCGGTGACTCGAGAAACTGCGATGCAAAGATTGCTGCTACTGCAATGGAAGCTACCAGGATAATGAAGCCCTTCATGCGGTGCCTTTCCGGTTGTCTGCCCAAATAAACGACGAATTTTTCGTACGACCGCTATATATCAAGGATTTCCACCAGAGTCGTTAGGGCGAGCATTGTAAGTTTCACCCATCATCTTCTGGCTAGCTTCAAGCATATCGTCAGCAAGTGTCTGCTTGCCCCACCGGGCAACCTCGCCATCTTCGAATGTCACCACCAGCCGATCTTGAGCCAATGATTCATTGTCGACTGGGGTAAAGCCTACCATCACGGGGTTCCAGTAGATCCAGCGCTCACGAGATGCGTTGACATCTGTCCGCCGCGGATCACCCAGCACAGACTGCACCTGCTGTTTGCTCATCCCCAGGGCCAGATTCATGGAAGCCTGATTATAATCGATACGATTCGCCGCACAGCCCGACAGCAAGCCCGTCAGTAACAGCACGGCGACAAAAGCGACGTTTTTCATTCAGATCCCCTTATGATATAGCCGCCTCTACCGGGCGGATTGCACCCATAGCGTATCGCAAGCTATACGGAGCCGCACGGCGCTTCACGAATTCAGCTTCTCCTTTGCTCCCGTCTCGATACACTGGACCTGCAGCAGGGTGGTACGCATGTCTTGTACCCCCATCATCTGCATGGTCGAGTGCAGGGCCGTGGCATCTATGCCTTGGTGAAATGTGCCGGCAAGGCCGGCCACGATGCGCCATTGCCGCGAGCAGGCCAGGAAAACATCATACGCCACCTGGTGCTCTCGCCACACTTCGCAATATTGCGACCGGCGCATGTTGTCATCGACTTCCAGCCCCCATGCCTCAGCGTCCTCTACGATCTGGGAAGGCCGACCGGCAGCGGCCCAATGCCGGCCGGCCTCGATCAGTTTTTTTCTGCGGCGGCTGCCCTTCCCTCCTGCGCACGGTACCAGCTGAGGATGAGAGCACGGCGTGCGTAGGTCTTGTGCATCACGTCATCCACCAGTTCCTGGCAATGTGGCAGTGGTTTGCCGTCCGCCGTCAATGCGCCGGAAAGCTCGAGAAGGTCTTCTTCGACCAGCTGTTCATCCTCAATCTCGCCGGCCTGGATGGCCTCCACGCGGGCACGAGCCTCGGGGTACGGGTACAGTCGCCACCGCGCGTGCAGGGATTCAGGTTCGTCCATGCCCGGTGTGTGAATCTCGACATCTACCCAGATGTCCGGCACTTCCTTGACTACGTAGGGCATCGATTCGCTCCTTATGTGAACTTGAGAGTGAGTTCGGGGGCACCACCAGCACCCGGCAGCCAGCGTGTATCCAATTGGTAGTGCACCACGCCGTCACTGTCCTGGTAGGTGATGTTGCTCAATTGAACAGCGGTCCCAGCGAGCTCGACGATATTGCCGGGTGTCTTCCCATGTGTAAGCGTCACTGGGCCGGTGGTGTGGCCGCTATGACTCTCAACAGCAGTGAAGTAGTCCTTCGTCGTAATGGCCGGTGCCTCGATATTGAGTGAGCCCGTCGATTCGCGATCCGTGATCCGCACCTTCTCGCAGTTGATCAGGTTGCGGTGGTTGACGGTATTACCCAGCGAGAGCGACAGAGACTCCGTACACGCCGCGTGGCCATGCACCTGGATCGACGTGTTTTCAGCATTGACCGGGATTTCGTCGGCCTGGGTCAGCTCGGAGATCGTCACTGGAGAGGAGACCTCCGGTTTGTTGTAGAGCCCCGTCATCTGGAACTGGATGGTCGGGTCCTGACCGGACGTCACGTCGAAATCGGGCGTGCCCATCGCACCGGTGATTTTCTGTACTTGGCCATCCTGGCGATAGTAAATCGTGCAGCTCTCCCACTGGCCCTGTACCGGTTGATAGAGAACGTCACTCGTCGACTCGGTAACCGACATCCCACATGCTCGCAGCAGCGCATCAAAGGCCGGCGGGGTGCCAACGGTACCGCTGCCCGCCAGGCCCACCGTGATATTGGCCGTCACATAAGGTGCAACATTTCGCTCGGGCTGAGCGCCCAGTTGCTCGCGCAACCGGTTGAGCGCCTGACGATCCCCCTCATAAGGTGTCACCTCCATCTCGGCGACGTAGATGCGATCAGAACCATCGGGGGTGGAATCCTGGCCGTAGGTCGACTCCACCTTCACCAGGACCATCTGTTTACGCGTCAGCATCGTCGACCTCCTCTTGCTCGTCGCTCGGCTCCGCCGGCGCCTCCTGCTCGACAGCGTCGTCCGGCGTCAGTTGCGCGCTTGTTGGTAGGGCGTCCTCGGTGTATTCGACACGCACAGGCTCGCCATCGCGGACCACGTAGCGTCCGCCGTTCTGGGTATTCATGGGGTGGTTCCTCTTACTGGGTACCGCGCAGCCAGGTGTCGACGTTCCAGAACTCGCGCCACCAGATCAGCTCGCCGCGGATGTCGGTTGTCTGGCCACCACGATAGGCCGTGGCATCATGCCGCTCGGTGAATACATGGCCGAACAACGCCTGGCGGATGGCATGCCGCTGCGGGCGAAAGTCGGGGCGCTTGCACACCAGCCAGATGCCATAACTGAGAGTGATGCGCTGCGTTGGTCGGATGGTCTCCATGTCACCAGAGGCGCTGTCCTCCGCTAGATAGATCAGTGCGGCTGGCGTTTGGTCATCGAAATTGTCGATCGGCGCGGCGAACCACGCCTCGTCGACGATGGCCAGCCCAGGGCACTGGTCGCGCACCTGTTGGATCATGGCGTCGATGATGTCGGGGTCCGTCATACCTGCCCTGCCTTTTCACTGAGGATGTGCTCGAGGCGGTCGCTGAACTCCTGCGGGAGATCGCGCCTCACCAGGTCCTGCGCGCCTTCGATGGTCTCGGGATAGGCCACCATGCCCGGTACCGAGGGACCGAACTGCATGCGCGGCTGACTGGCGTTGTCGTCCTGGTCGGCACGCCGAAGGATGCGATCCTTGGCGTACCACCCGCCCGGTACCAGCTGCCGCCCCTTGTCCTTGCGGACGCGCACCGTGACGCCCTGCCGTCGCGCCAGCTTGCCCTTGCGCGGCCCCGACCGCACCTTGCGGCGCGGCGATACCGACACCCACTTGCGCTTCGGCGAGAACTGCTCGAGCGGCAAGCGGCGCCCGGTGTAGAGCAGCGCCCGGGTGGCATCGCGGCGCACGCGCTCGATCTTCAAGCGCTTCTTGATGTCCCGTGCTTTGAGCGTGTAGGTGCCGCGAATGTCCCGCGAGATGTGGGTCGCCGCCTTCCGACTGGTGGCATCCACCGCACGCTGCAGCGCCTTTTCCACGTCTCGCGGGTCAAAGCGCTTCCGCAGCTTCTCCAGGTCGCGAATGTCGAAACGAACGTCGAACATGGGGCTTCTCCGTCAGGACACCCAGAGGCGACGCATATGGCCGTCGTCCTCGAGGATCTGCTGGACATCCCAGGTGCGCGATGGCGTGACGATCTGGTCACCCTGTCGGCTGGTGGCCACATCCGACACCTGCACACTCACGGTGGTGACGTGCATGGGCACCTGGTTCTCGTCATCGACCTCGAAGTCATGATCGAGCATGTACGGGATGCCGGTGGCACTGGATGCCGATCCCTGGTAGTCACACGTGCCGTCGGACAGATGGGTCATGACCGCCTCATCGAGGCGGTCGAGGTGGTCCTGAAAGCTCATGGAGATTTACCACCCCTTACGGGGCAGTGTTCTCGTAGAGTTTGATGTTGACCTTCGGCCGTGTGCAGAGGTGCGCCGGGTTGGACTGCGCCTCAAGGCTGACCCCTTTGTTGTGGTCCAGCGGTTCGGAGCTGGCGTAGAACGGCAGGCCCAGGGTGTTGACGGTGTCCATGTAATCACCGGGGGCGAAGCGAGAGATGAACAGGTCCATCACGCCCTCAGGCGATGCGTAGGCTTCGGTGTCGGCGATCTTGATCGGACCGCCACCGCGATAGCGCTCCCAGAAAATGCCGCCGAACATGAAACCGTCACGAGGATCCTCACGAAGCTGGGCGCCCGCTTGGTAACGCTCGTAAGCCTCCTTCACCGCCTTGTGGCTGATCAACTTACGCCAGAACGACTTGCCGCAGCGCACGGTGATACCGGTGTAGGACAACCCGCCAAGCGCATTTTCCACCTTCTCGTGGATGTCGAGGGACTTCCCCTTGACGTCGGTGCTGGCGGTGTCGAGGGCCATCTCAACAGTCTGTTGAGTCATGCCAAACGTCTGGAACAGGTCGTAGATGACCGTGCTACCGTCGGAGTCCAGCACCTTGCCCATGATCGCGCCCAGCTTGTGGTGCTCGTGGGTCATGTCGATACGGCGGGCCATCTTAGCCAGACGACGGTTGACCACGGTCTGCACCGCTTGCTCTTGGTCTTCGCTACCAAAGGCGCGAACGTTCTGAACTTCATCGGCATTGATAGTGGCTGTGGTCGGCAGATGAGCAGTATGGAAGCTCACGCCAGTACGCTTGTCGGCACCGACCACTGTACCGGGCGCACCGCGCGGCTTGTTCTCAACCAGGCCCAAGGTGTCGCCGTCCTTCTCGATGACTAGGCTAGTGGTAGAGATACCTTCGGCCTCGAACAGGCCGGCCTGGCCGATCTGGCTCGGCACGTATTGGACCTCGTTGATCGCCGCGGTCAGGGACGACAGCGAAAAGATGTCCGAATCGAAGATGCCCATGGTTGGCTCCTTCCTCTTTCATGAATGATCAGTCGCCCGCGATGGGCTGTCGGAGTCGCGCTGCCGTCAGCGCAGGATGATGCCGCGGCCGATCAGGTCGTTGACGGCCGTATCGGTCTGAGCCTGGGTAATGCCGTCCGGGAAGGTCAGCGCCGCCTGCTCGATCTCGCAGGCCCGCACGTGGACCACACACGGCTGAGGCGAGTCGCTGGCATCCACGGCGGCGTACAGCACCGCCTTGGCGACCTCGGTGCCGTCAGTCGCAGCAGGGGCCAACTGGACATAATCGCCATTGGCGTCCAGCGCCAGCACGGCGCCGGCAGGCAGATTGCCGGCCGCCAAGGTGCCCTGCTCACGCGAGCGGGCTCCGTTGGCCTCGGATACCACATGCTCCCCGGTATGACGGGGCTCGGTGAAATTGGTGGTTGCCATGATTCAGTCTCCTCGATGGCTGGGGTCAGGATGCCGAGGCCCGATCAGGCCTGGGTCTTGCGGTTCTGCCGGTCATAGATCTTCTGGTAATCGATGCCGGCTCGGTGCCCGCCTTCGGGCGAATGACTGTTGTGGATGGCGTGGCGATTGCCACTGGCCGCGGCGACGTCATAGATGTAATCGCTGGCCTGATCCTCCGGCATGCCGTTGTCGATCAGCTTGTCGAGCAGCTGCGTCTGGCCGGTGGTCTGGCAGGCTTTGACGATGGCCGTAACGCGCGTGCGCTCGGCGGCGATGACCTCGTCAGCATTCGGAGCAGGGCCCGCCTCTGCCAAAGCGGCAGCCTTGATGGCCGCCACCACGTCGGGATGGGTGTTCTGCAGGGATTCCGCCGTAATCTCGAAACTCTCTACCGCACCAGGCTGCGCCTGGCGTAGGGCGATGATCCGGTCACCCAGATCGGCAGCCTGGGCCTCGGCCTGCTCGGGGGTGAGGTCGAAGGCCAGCGCCAGCGCATCGGCGGCGGTCATGGTGGCGTTATCACCCTGCCCCTTGAGCTGGGCTTTCAGCTTGGCGATCTCGCCCTGCTGCTCGAGCTGCTTCATGAAGGGCTGGATGTCGGCACTGGCCACGGCGCGGAGCGACTCATCGGCGTCGGTGGCGAAGCCCCACTCCATTGCCTCTTCGGCATCGAGGTAGGTGTCGCCCTGGTCCAGCAGCGCATTGATTTCATCGGCGCTCTTGCCTGTGGTGGCGGTATAGATCTCGACCAGCGAGGCATCGACCTTCTTCAGGTTCCGCGCGATCTCTTCCATATCGGCCACATTGAAGGCGCCACAGATCAGGGCGCTGGCCCGGTGCGTCATCATGTTGCTGCCAATGGCCATGGACCGGGTGTCACCGGCCATCATGATCACCGTGGCGATGCTGGCGGCCATGCCGGTCACCCGGGTGTTCACCTTGGCCGAGTGCCCACGCAGGTAGTGGTAAATGCGCACACCGCTGGCAACGTCACCACCGGGGCTATTGATCTCGACGGTGATCTCGTCGAGCTCGCCGAGTTCATCGACAGCGGCAATGAACTCGCGGGCCGGCTGCAATCCCAGGAAGTCGTTGATCCAGTCGGGCGCCCAATCCGAGCCGATGGGCTTGTCGATCACGACATGAGCGTGACGCGGGTTGTCGTCCCGCGCCTGAATGGAAAACCAAGGCATGGGTTTAGTCCTCTTCTTCGGTGTCGGCCAGGGCCTGCAGCGCCTGGTGGAGCGCGCCACTCTTGTTGACGCGGCGCGGGTCGGAGTCGAACACCAGGCCATTGGTGTCGGCACTCTGGTTGCCCTTGGCGATTTCGGCGTCGAGTTGATCGAGCGCCCAGCCCCGCTCGCCGGCGGCCTCGCTGCGCGGTTTGAAACCGGCCCGCACCTCCAACAGGTCGGCCGAGACTTCCTTGAGCGGATCCACCCAGGCCCACTTCGGCGCAATCCAATCGATGGCCAGGTAGCGGGACCGGTTGGCCCAGTAGTCGGGGAGTCGCAGTGCACCGGAGGTCACGGCAACGTCGAGCCACTTGGCGGCAATGCGCCGGCACCATTGATGGACCAGCAGCACGCCCTGCAGCGCCTCGACGCGGCGGCGGAACTCGATGACACCGGCGCGGATGCTGGAGTAGTTCACGCCCTTGAGATCGCCGGTCAGCTGCTCGTAGGTGATCCCGGCCCCAGCCGCCACGGCCAGCAGCTCGGAGCGCAGCCACTCGGTGTAGTTGCCGCCGATGTCCGGCGGGTTGGAAAACGAGACCTCCTCGTCATCCTCGAGGTAGTGGATGCCCCCCGGCGTGAACTCCTCGAGCGGTTCCACTTCACCCGGCATACTGACCATGTTGCCGAAGGGCGGGCCGTCGTCCTCGGGATCATGGCCGGTCTTGCGCTTCACGAAGGCGCCGAACAGCTGAGCCAGCTTCTGCCGAGCCAGCGTGGCGTCCTGCATCTCGTCGATCTCGTAGAGGCGCACCAGTACGGAGGTCAGCTCCGGCACGCCCCGCAGTTGCCCCGGCCGTGTGCGCCTGAACATGTGCACGACGTTGTCGGCCGGTACCGGCACCCGCTCATTGAGCCTGGAGGTCAGTTGCTCGTGCGGATGGAACCGCCAGAGATGAAAGGCCCGACGTCGGCCGATGGCATCGAACTCGATGCCAATCTTGATCAGGCGATCCCCGAAGGCACTGGAATAGCCCGGATCCAAATGCTCGGCTTCGATCAGCTGCAGCTGCATCGGTACCGAGAGGCCATCACTCGGGCGGCGATACCGGATGCGGGCCAGTGCTTCACCGGCCTCGAATTGGGAACCGGCCGCTAGCGCCTGCAGGCCATAGAAGTTGTCGACGCCATCAGCATCACATTCACTGGCCCAGCGATCCCAGAGCGCTTGAATCTCGGGCTCGTTCCATTGCGGGCGAATCCCGGTGCCGACGAGGTTGGAGACATACTTCTCCTTGGCGCTCTGGGCATAGGCGTTGTTGCGGATCGCGTTATGGCTGCGCGCCCACAGCGTCGGCAGCGACCGCGAGATCGGCCCATTGGGGCCGGTGGCTGCGTTGCCCTTTCCCGCCATACGTCGGCCCGTCGACGCTCCCTCGTAAGGTGCCTGGGCGCGTGTCAGCACGAGCTGTCCGCCGCGCATCGTCATCCGGAGGCGCGGTTTCTTGGTCATGGCGGTCATCACAGGCCCTTGCTGGTTCGAACGGATCGGGTGCGGGTACGGCGCTTGTTCGTGGCGAGGTAGGCAATAATCTGCCGTTCCACCTCACGCAGCTTGTCCAGATCGCCACTCCCCGAGTACTCGACGGTGCGGCCGTTGTAGGTGATCCGCGCCACCCGCTTGCCAGTGGCAAGGTCCAGGATGCCCCGGCGCACCTCGGCGAGATCGTCTTCGGTGTAGGCCATCGGGCAAACTCCTATATCCGGGGTTTAGCGACCCGGCGCCGTCGCTTCGACGGTGCAGGTGACTCTTTCCATTTGGGGGCAGCACGATCCTGCTCGGACTCATTGGGATCGAAGATCAACGCATTGGTATCCCAGTCGTTGGCCCAGATCGGGGGCGCACTCCAGTCGATCACCTCGCCCTTGAGCAGGATGAACAGCGCCAGGTTGTAGACGCACAGGTCGAATGCCTCATTGGGCCGCTTGCCCGGCTTGCTCCATTTGCCGGTGGCCGGGTCGCGGACCTCATAGGTCAGCTCGTCGTACCACCAGCGACCCAGCCAGGACGGCAGGTGCATGTAGCCCGCCCCGGGATGATCGCGATCCATCATCCCGGCGATGACGTCCTTGAGCAGATCCGTGCCCAGGATGTACAGCGGCACATCCCCGCGCGCCTTGCTGCGTCGTGTCTTGCGGCCGGTGTTGTCGGGCCAGGTGCGTCGAACCCGGCTGTCGGTCTTGCCACTGCCGCCCTTCACCAGATACGCCCGGCTCTGCAGCCCATCCTTGCGCAACCGCCGGAACCACTCATAGGCCTGGGAGGTCACCGACTCCTCGCCGTCGCCCTCGCCCCCGGTGTCGACCGCCACGCAGGCAATCGGCATGCGGCGGCCAGAACCATCGCCTAGCCGATAGGAGCGCTGAAGGACGTCCCGCGTCAGCAGGTCCCAGTCCTCTGGCTGAGTGGCCGGGTTGATCTGCCGAGGCGGTTGATCGTTGTCCGGTCCTCGGTCTTCCTTGATGTTGAAGCGATCGACGACCCAGGTTTCTCGGTTGGGCCCCCAGCCATGCACCTGCACGACGAAGCGCCGGTTCTTGCCGCCCTGGACATCGACGCCGGCCGTCAGGAAACGCACACCGTGCGGCACGGTGCGGCGCTCGACCTGCTCGGCCCGATCCATCAGCCGGGCGCTGGAACGCTGCACATCGCCGCGGCGATGCTGGTAGGGACGCCCCCAGTCGGTGTTGATGACGGTCTTGAGCGTCTCCTGGCTGCCGGTCTGCTCGAAGGTTTCCTCGGCACGCTCCAACTTCTCGGCCAGGCTGACCCAGCTCTGAAAGGCCGCTGCCGGGCCCTCCATCCAGAAAGAGGCGATGCGGGTCTGCCGGGGCGTGCCGATCAGCTCGCCCTCGAGGGTCAGTTCGCAGCCTTCCGGTACCCAGCGCCCGTTGAGGTTCAGGCCGCGCTTGGCCTTCGGGTCGACCTCGGTACCGCAATGCGGGCAACACACCCGGCGACTGCTCAGTTGAAAGTGGTCCCTGATCGGCTGGAACCAGCGTCGGCACGCCCGTTCGGGGCATTGCCAGTACCAGCGGCGACGGTCGCCCTGGTTGAACAGATCGAGGATGCCCGTCGTCGGCGGCGCCATGTGCGGCGCATCCGCCGGTTGCTGCCAGTCCGGGTCGGTGATCTCACGCCCCGGCGAGCTCTCGGCCAGCGTCATGCCAGTGGAGCCGAATGTCTGGGTCCGCTTGCTGGCCAGGGTGAAGGGATCGCCCTCGCCGTCGACGTCATCATCCAGGCGGTCGAAGTCGGTAATCAGCACGAACTGATAGTCCGAGCTGGCCATGACGTTCTTAGACGGCCACTTGATACCCAGGTAGTTGCCGGCTCGGAATGTCTTGTCATGGACGTTGTTGTCGTGGCCACGCGGACTCAGCCGAGGAATCAGACGCGGCGAGTGCTGCAGCATGCGGTCGATGCGCTTCTTGCTGAACTCGCGAGCCTTGTCCTCACTGATCTGGATGATCAACCCGTCGCCAGGGTCGCAGTCGATCTTGTAGGCCACATAACCATCGACCAGCGCATTGGTCTTGCCCGTGCGCGCCGGGCCGACGAAGATCACCGCGTCATAGCGTCGGCTCCCCATGCAATCGAGGGGCTCGACCATGTAGGGCGTGGCATCGGCATTCCAGTCTCGGACTGTGCCGTCACCTCCAACCACCTTCATGACCTCGCCGGCGGCCTGGCTGGCCCGAATGCGGCGCGGCGGTCGAATCAACTCGGCAACGTCTCGACGAATCGCGGCGGCACTGGCGGTATTACCCACTGCTCGCCTCCTCATCCTCGTCGTCGACGATGATCGCCTGGTACATCTGCTCGCGGAGTGCGTCGGTCGTCTGCTCGACCAACTCGATGGCCTCAGGCGGCAGCCCGGCATCGCGCTCGAGCATGTCGGCCAGGCTGTCCAGGCCGCTGGCCACTGCCTTGGCCAGTAGGCTCATCTCGCGGTGCGCTTCCTCGACCGGCACCAGCAAGCGGAGATCCTTCTCCAGCTTGATGCGCTCGTTTTCAGACTGGTACCAGGCCTTGCGGTCGGAGGGCAGCATCTCATCCGGCCCGACTCCGCCGGCCGACATCGTGTCACCGAACAGCGCGGGGCCAGCATCCTTCAGGGCATAGACGTTGACGCCGTTACGCGTGCCTGCCGGTACGACGCCGCCTTCCTTCAGCCGGCGGCGCACGGTGCCGCGATCCAGACCAAACGCATCGGCCAGCCTGCTGATATTCCAGTTGTAGGCCTCTTCCAGGCGATTGATCTGTGCCACATCCAGTCAGTCCTTGTTTCACCACCGTCACCACCTCGAAATCCCACAACCATGCGGGTTAGAGCACGCTGGTGGTGGAGGCCCTATTGCGCCGAAAATTTGTCGAATTCCGCGGCTGCGGTCCCCCGTGGACAGGCTGAAATCGGCTGGAAGGACCCGCGCCAGCGGCCTCGCGGCGGCTGGCCTCGCGCTCGCATGGGTTGAGCGCCCCGCTCAGGGCTGTGTTGAGACTGCGTGGGCAGAATGGGGCGCTCACCGATGCGTCACTTGCCAGCCACGCGCGTCTTCACGGCATCCATGAAGCTGATGGACTGCTGACCCATGCTCGCCAGGCGCTCACGGCCAGCCCGCTGGATGTCGATACCCAGCACCGCAGCCATGATCCCGAACATGACCAGAGCGTTGCTCAGTAGCTCGGCAGTATTTGCTCCGGGCTGGAACATGGCCCACACGATTGAGCTCATTATGCCGGCGCAGGAGAGAGCGAACGTCCAGCCGGTGACGCCACGCCATGCACTCTTGAGTGGGCTTTTGGCATCCAGCTCAGCGCGCATGGTCTCGTTGACCGACTGAAGACGCTTGGTGCGCTCCTGTGCTTGAGTGGCTTGCGCGGTGGCCTCGATCTCCCGCAGCTTTACCGCCGCCTCGGGGTCTGCATTGATCGCCTGGCTGACCGCTTGCGGTGACTGCTCCACACCCAGCTTGTCAGCGATGACACCACCAACAGCAGCGCCAAGTGGACCGTATAGAGCCCCGCCAGCAGCTGGCGCGATCTTGCCCACGGTTTCTGCGACATCGGACCAGTCCATCAGTAACCTCACTTCCGCCGGCGGCCGATCAGGACGTCATAGAGGTCGTCCGCCTTGTTGCGGATCCACTCCGTGCCCAGAAAGCCGAGGAACACGCAGGGGGCAATCGCCACCTCTTGTGGCCACGCCCGTGACTCGGCGAGCCACAGGAATACGGGATACAGCGCAATGGCCAGCAGGGTGCAGACCACCGCGCCGAGCAGGGCTTTCTTCATCGGGCTGCCCTCATGCACTCCACGCGCGAGCGCGACGGCGAATGTCATGACTGCCATCCCGAGATGCGGGAAATAGTCGAGCAGCCACTGCCAGTTTTGCGGGTCTCGTCCGGGCATGGAGCGGCTCTCAGGTTTGCGTTTCGTCATATGGCGCACCTCTTGGGCGGCCTGCGTTTACGGCGCTATAAGCCGAGAGTTTGCTGGGCGCTGGCCTTCGACCAGCATGTTCTGGACCTTGGCGCTCGCCTCGTCCTTGGTGATCTTGCCGTCGCTGTTCGCGTCCAGGCCGGCGTTCTGCCGATAGGCGATACCGCCGGAGAACAGCACGCTGCCTCCCGGCTCGCCGACGTACTTCGGCAGCAGGATGGCCATGTACATGTCAGGCAGGGTGCGGATGCGCCGGTGGTAAGGCTGGAAGTAGTCCTGCACGTAATCGAGCTGGCGGGTCGGTGTCATGCCGGCCAGTTCGTCGGTGGTCGTGCCCAGACCTCGAGCGGTGGCTGGCATGAACTGGATCAGCCCGGTCGCGCCAGATCCGGCGGCATTTTGGATCTCAGGGCTGAACGTGCGCCCACTCTCGAATGCAATACAGGCCATCACATGGCCCGCTTGATCCATCGACCACCCGAAGTCCTCGCACATCTCGATGACACGCTCAGCGAACGCATCGTCGACATGTGCCGCCCACGCGAGACGGATGGCGCCATGCGGAATGGCGGCAACGTGATCGAGCCACTGCATAGGCACCTCGGCGATAAGAAGCCACTCCCTCAAGGCATGGGCGCGAGGGGACGAGCACCCGGGGAATGGCTTTGACTGGTAGCGAGCCCTGGAGTCGAACCAGGTATCTCCGGGTTATGAGCCCGGCGACTTAACCGTCTGTCCCGCCCGCTTGAAACTGAAGTCTCACCGGGACATCCCGGCGAGAAGATGATCATTCGCCAGTATGGAAGCGATGCCAGCAGGTCCCGCGGTCACTTATCAGCAAAACTTCGCTGGGATGCTGAACAGGTTCGACCACGGCTTCCGCCACCAGCAGCTCAACCGCTCCATCCTTACGGCGGCATACCTCCAAGCATGCCTTGGCATATTCCGCACCAGTGTTCTTGTTGATCACCAGCACATTGGTGATGGGCTGTCGCACAGTTGCCATAAACACCTCTCAGTCAGTCGATCAATCACTCCGGCGGCTATGGTTCGCTCCAGACATCAGCCGCCGCGATGCTCGCAAACGCAAGCGGCCCGCCGAGGTAATCCGGCAGGCCGCGAATGGTCGGGCGTTCAGAACGCAAAACGCCCCACCGGATCGGCAGGGCGTTTGTGATGTCTGGCGCCTGGCGCGTACTGATCGCCAAGCTACACATATAGTAGATCAGTCGTGTCGTTCATACAAGATGTGGATTCAAATGCTAGCCAGGAGCATCAACTCGGCCCGTCCCCGGCGGGCTGTACTCTTCAGAGCATTGCCATCCTTGAATACCGGCACCCTCTCCTCTTGCTGCTCCTCGACCTTTCGCGGCTGCCCTGCTGCCTCCACACGCGCCAGCTCAGCATCGACCCGATCGGCCGGCATCGGCCAAACGTGCAGCCTGTTGCGATGCTGGCGATGGACCTCACGCACGACCGTCCGGCTCTGCGTGCCCGGTACCGCCACGAACCCCAATGCCTTGGCGTACCAGTCGATGTGTTCGGCGATATGGTCATAGCTCTTGGTCCAGGGCGTGTTGCTCACCGCTCGGGGATGCAACTTGGCCGCCTGAATCAGCGCCGCGAGAAGCTGGCGCGGTTTGATGCCTGCCGATTCTATCCAGCGGCGCGCGGCCTCATGCTGTTCATGCGTGTAGATGCCTCGGTCGTACAGGGCCGCCAACGGCTCACGGGCAATCGCGGTACCGCCGGGCGCCAGCCCAGGGGCACAAGGGCTGTGGCTGTGCCAGCCCTGGTTGTGATGGTCGTGTACCGTCCGGCGCTCGACCTCAATGTCGAGAATCCGGCTCACGAAAACCCGCGCCGCATCCGGGTCATGATCCTCGTGCGACTGCCGCGCCAGCTCCCGCAGTGTCCAGATACCGATCCGCTGATAGTCCACGTCACTCCCCTGTATTGCCGTTGCTGCCATTCCCATCGCCGTGCCCCCTTCTCCATTCCGTGCCATTCGTCAGCGCCAGCCGTTTCCCCTGGTGGTGCGCCGTCTTCACCCAACTGGCGTACTCCCTCAAGACGGCCTTGGCTTCCTCGAGGCCAAGCGCCAGCGCCGCGCAATACCCCCTCCCCTCCGCCTCTTCCAGCCACTCACGTTGACTCGGCGCCAGATCGGCATCCCGTGGCGGCGTTGCCTTGAATTCCAGGTAGAGCCCAAACCATCCCCCGCGTGCCTCCATCACCGGCAAGTCACTCACCCCGGCTTTCACGCCCTGGGCCTTCATGCGCCCGGCTTCCTTGCCCAGTCGGTAGCCACCATTGGGGACGTGATAGGTCGCCGCATAGAGGTCGCCTACCGGCGTGCCGCGCATCATTTCGCCATACAGCCAGCGGATCAGGATGGCCTGCTCCTGGCCTTCCCAATCCACCGGTTTCCGGCGCGGCTTACCATCGGCCTTGGGCTTGCGGCGGCCCGGCGTCTTCCCGTAGTTGCGCCAGCTCATTCCTCAGCCTCACGAACCGCCTTTTGTGCCTTGGCGAGTATCCAGAGGAAGATGGCAACCGCAGTGTGAAGCGCGGCTAGTGCGAAGGCCCCGTGATATACCACCCATGCGATCCCGGCGTACCAACTCCAGCGAAGAACCCACTGGAATGCAGCCGGGGGCTTTCGTGACGGTGATTTCATGTGCGTTACGCCCACCAACGCGATCATCGTCAGCAGCAACCACGCTAAGCCCGCGCCCCATGCTAGGAAGGCAGCCAGGTTCCCGGCTCCACCGGTAAGCGGGTAGGCCCACAGCGGCACGATCAAGGACAGCGCAAAGAGAAGCCCCTTGCCCTCTCCTCTTGGTTGCGACGTCACTTCACTCATGATTCCGATCTCCGCTTCCAGCGTCCAAAGTCGGCGACGATCCGCTTGTACATCGCCGCCGCTTGCTCGTTTCGATCCAGGTCCACCCGGCTCTCCACGCCACATGCCCGGCGCACGGCGTCGGCTGCGTCCTCGGCGTTGTGGGTACCGTCGGGTAGCTGCTCGCGCGTCATCCCCTTGTCCCGACGTGCCCGCGCATCGAGGTAGAGACCGAAGGCCGGCAGGTTGCAGAGCATGCCGGCCTGTTGGGCGAGGCTCCGGCGATCAGTCGTCATCGTGAACGTCTCCCCGGGCGTCCATGTCACCCATCACCAGCCAGACGTTGCCCAGGACAAAGACGGCCAGGATGACGAGACCTGCCAATCCCCAGGCGATCCAAGCGATCAAGCTCATGCCGCCTCCTGCTTGTTGATGAACGCCAACGCCTCGACCAGCGCCTCGCGGATCTCGCCGTCGAATTCCTGCATGCCCAGCGCTATCGTGTGGCGCAGCCAGCGGGGCTGGTGAGCCAATGCCTCGGGGTGCGCATGGATGGCTTCATGGCAACTCCCTGGCCCGTCGCAGACCGGCATGGCGAAGCTGTCAGGTGCTTTCAGGGCCATGCCTCCCAGTTGCCAGATACCAATGACGTGGTGGGCCGAATCCGCAGGGCCTCCACAGCAGCAGCAAGGCAGCGACCGGACAAACCGCAGATACCGCTCGCTGCGGAAGCGCTGTTGAGATTTCGCGCCCGATTTTTTAACTCGGCGATTGCCTGTTAAAGCGGGCTGTCGCTTCTCCCGCTTGCGGTTCATCGGTGCATTGGCGCGGAGCGGTGACTTTCTTTCGAGCGGCGTGCGTTTCATGCCACCTCCTCGCTCGGCTGCTCGGCGGTGCGGGGCTTCCATCCCGTAATACGCTCGACGTTCTCCCAGCGGGCATCCTGCTCGCTCTTAGGGACTTTGCGGATGGCTCCCCACTCCTTAACCCAGACGTCAACGCCGTCAGGGTTGATGCAAATCAGGGCGACTGATTCGCCACACGTATCGATGTCCGCTTTATTGGGGCATCGGACGGCTGTCATCTGGCACCTGGCAGCGGGGCCAATTAGCTTCCTCGGAACATGCGGCGCAGGCTCCACGAGATCACCTTTCCTCACCGCCTTCCCTTCGCAGTCCCGCCCCAGCACGCCCGTCAGGCGGTCATGAATACGCAAAAAGATGTTCATGCCGACACCTCCGCTTCCTGGCCCTCCCCGGACGCCCTGAGCGCCAGCTCGAGGCGGTACAGCTGACTGCAAATGGAATGCGCCAGGTGGTGTCGACGTGTCTCGGCATCGAGGTCCTCCCCACGCGCCAGCGCCAGCTCATGCCGAAGGCTTTCCGCTTGGTACCGGCGTGCAGGATCGGGGGCGTGCTGCCAATCTCCCGGCGCGTGCTGGACGGCATCCAGGGTGAGAACCTCGACGACCTCGGCCAAGGCATTCGGCATGTCGGTGAACAGCAGGTCCATGCGGAGCTCGCCACCGTCATCCTTGCGGCCTGTCGGCTCCTCGGTCGCTTTCCCGATCTCCACGACCTCTGGCTCGCTGCCCACCGTGTGGCGGAGTACCTCCTTAGGAGTAGGCTGATTTACCTCCTCGGGCGATTCTGGCTCGCTATCGCTCGTCGGCTCAGGGATCAGGCCTTGCATATCCCCCGCCTCTATCACGACCGGCCCAACTTCCATGGAGGTCCGCTCGCCGGCCACTATCCGACGGGAGGCCTCATAGAACTCGCCCAACCTCTCCTCGCAGGCCATGAGGTCGTCATCAATGATGCCGAGGGCGCCTTTACGGCTTGCGTTGTTCGGCAGCTGACGGATGGCATCAATCACCGCGAAGAACATGTCCGCGCTGGAGAGTCCACCCAATTTCTCGGTTTCGAACCCGGCAGGCCTCAGGAGGATGGCCAGATCGGTGAACTCGCCCATCCCGGTGATCCGATAGTCCGCCACCATGTCGCTCAACCGCTTGATGCACTCGGCGAGGACGACGGTCACAGGGCGTGATGCCTTGGGCTTGCTCTTTGTTAACACCTTGACTGCCGGGGCCGGCTCCGGCTCGTGTTTCGGCGCGCTGCCGGTCTTGCGGGCAGGGGCTGCCACCGGGCCTTCCAGGCTCCCCGCCGCGACCTTCATTCCCTTGCCGGTCGGCGCCCAGCCATCGTGGCCGTGCTTGCTGATCAGCTCGTGTTGATACAGATACTCCAGGGCCAGATCGATCTGTTCGCGCTTCACCTTGTCACGGGCGTTCATCGCCGCCTTGATGATCAGCGCGCGTACCGGCTTCCGGCTCTCTCGGTGCTCCTGGACCAGCGCCAGCAGGACCTTCTTTTGATGCTTGTCGATGTCACTCACTTGCCACCTCCTTGTCCTGTTCTTTGCTGGCGCCAGCAGCACTGGCATTGATCCGCTGGGCATGCACCCGGTCGGCCTGCTCGCGTCCGGCATCGGTCAGCCCATAGGCGGGATGCCATACCTCGTTGATCTCCTGCTCGGCGACGATCAGCACCCAGCCCCGGCGCTCGAGACGGTTCACCGTGTTGGCCACCTGCCGCCAGCCCGGGCCCTCGCCCTGGGCGGTGGTGATCCGGCGCCGGATGGCGTGGATGGCCTGCCCTGACGTTGAGCGCAGCGCCAGCAGCACTTGGTGTTCGATGTCGATGGGTTTCACTGGGCCACCTCCGTGCAGTCGTCGAGTAGGTCACCCCGAGGCGCGTCGTTGGCCTCGGGCACGTATGCCAGGATCTGGCGGGCCGGTTTGCCGGCAGTGCCGATCACGGTCAGCTGGCCGGCGTCCAGCAGTTCGCGGCAGCGACCGCAGATCGAGGACAGCGCCAGCCCGGTAAGCTCCGAAAGGCGCTGCCGAGTGCAGGGACCACCCTGTCGGATGGCATCGAGAACCTGCTGGCGCTGGCGGGCCTGTCGACCCGACCGGCGGACGTCGTCATAGCCCTCGCGGGATACCTCCCGACCGGTGGGCTGCATCATGGCTCCCATGGTTATCCCCTCCCTTACTCGCAAAGGCCGTAGACGGACGAGCACTCGGTATTGCCATCACTCGTCGCAGCAATCAGATCGAACTGTCTTCCTCCTCGAGTTGTGCGCGACCACTCGACAGCCGAGTGAATGCCATGGCGCATCAACGAGACATCCGCCTCCCCTCGAGCAGCCCAGAATGTGGCAACGCCACGCTTCGCCGCCCGGCTGACAATGCGCTCCCATTCGGCTACGCGCTCAATCTCCTCGGGAAATCGGCTCGCAATCTCACGAAGTTCTTGCTTGCGGGCGTGGATGCACGGCATACAGCCAACGCGGCTCATGCCCTGGCTATAGAGGGGGTTGGGTTCAATGCCGTGCTTTCGGTGCATGGCAAAAACTCGCTCAACGTCCCAATCGAGGATCGGTCGATAGGCCATCACACCCAGATCAAGCTCTTCCCATTCACCCAGTCGTGACCGGGCTGGCGATTCATCACGACGAACCCCCTGCCAGCTCACGACATCATGCCCAGCAGCCAATAACGGCATATCCACCTGCTGCTGGATGGGCAGCACCTTGAGGTGCTCGGTGCAGAACTTGGCCTTCGTGCTCGGAAACCGGCCTTTCAACATGGCGAGGTCCAGGAACGGAATTCCGGTGGGAACTAGCGCCTCAATAGCTCGCTGCCGGATGTCCTCCGGCCAGTGCTCAGCGATGTAGCTCCTCTTGCGCTCAAAATCTCGAGAGAAGTCCGGCATCACTCGCCGGATCGCGACACCAGTAGCCCGCTCGAGGTAGTCGATATAGCGATACGTCTCCGGATGCTCATGACCGGTATCAGCGAACACGACCACCATCTCGGGCGCATCCCTCTCAAGCGCCAGCAGGAGCATCGCCGTCGAATCTTTGCCGCCACTGATGCTGATCACATTCTTCAGCGCCATGCTCATCCCCTCCCCAGTGCGGCCCGCAGGGAGCGCAGTCCCTGGTCGGCGTTCATTCGATGCGGCAGGCCGGCGTCATCCACCAGCCGGTCGGCACGTTCCTGCCCGGCCCGCTCGGCGAGCTCGGCTTGTGAGCGGTGGCCGTCGTGCTCGAGCAGGTGGCGCGGCGTCAGGTCCTCGCCGGCCATCACCCGATTGACCAGGGCCTGGTACTCGCGGGCGAAGCGCTTTTCGAGGCGTGGCCACTGGCTCTGCGCCGTGGTGTGCGTCAGGTCCCACCAGCCGACGGCATTGCCGGCCAGCCTTACAGCCTCATGGCTCCACCGGTGCCGGCGAGGCTCATGGGCGTGGGCCAGCGCTTCGCGCCAGGCCTCACCAGTCGCTGGCATACCGAAGTCCTCCGGGGTCGGCGCCAGCATCGAGACCAGCACCGGGATCGTCGGCGGCCAGGTACTCCCCGCTCGCTTCAGTTCGCTCATCGCCCGCTCGACCACCTGCCGTGTCGGCAGCGCCGACCAGCGGGTCAGTTCCTGCGCCAGCTCCCGTCGAGCCAGATTCAGCATGTCCGCACTCGGGAACGCACTCGCCCAGGTCCTCGGGAAAATCGCTTCCAGCCGGGTGAATACCTGGTTGACCAGCGCCAGCGTCTGCTCCCTCGGCGGTGTCGTCTTCTGGCCACCAGCCGTCTGCCCAGCTGGTGTCTCCCGGGTTGGCGAGCTGTTCCCGGACCGCCTCGCGTTCAGACCGGCGATCGTCGCTTCGGTGAGCTGCTGGGCGTTGTGCATGGTCAGGTCCTCCGGTTGTGGCCTGGGAGGTGGCGTACTGGCGGCGGCGGTCTTCGGCCAGCCACTTGGCCAAGCGCTCATGCCAGCCCTGGGCGGTGCGCCGCTCGTTGGGTTTCTGGGCGAAGTGGTCGGTGAAGTCCGCCAGGGTGTCGGCATCCGGCCAGGTGCCGGTCGGCAGGCGGCGACGCATACAAGCGGCAGCCAGTTGATCGGCATTGGGCTGCCAGTCGTAGGTCATCGGTTGCTGTCGAGGCTCGGGAGTGCGGTCCAGCGGCTGGCCGTTGTCGTCCAGGTTCGCTGCCTGCCCCAGCGGGTCGGCTCCAGCATCGCTCGCGCCCGACAGAGGGGTAGGGGGAATTCTCTGTTGTAGTCTCTGTAAGGAATCTCCGTTTGGGGGATTCTGTGCACTCCCGTTGGGAGATTCTTGATTCTCCGTTTGGGAGTTTTCAGATTCTCCCGATGGGAGATTCTGGCCAGTGGCGGGCCTCGCGGCCTGTTCTTGAGGCGCGTCATCGCTCAGTGCCTCGGCCAACTGCTCGGCCAGACGGTCACAGTTCACCCGGTACCACGTCTTGGCCGGCACCCCCTTCCGGACCTCCTCGAGGACACCGATGGCCACCAACTGACGCCGTGCCGTCTGCTGCTGCTTGGCACTCATCCCAGTCTCGGCTTCCCAGCTATCGTGGGCGCCCTGCTGCTCTTTCCAGAACCATCCATTACGCTCCCTGGCCGTTGGCGTGTTGCCAAGGAACAGCGCCTGACTCAGGAAAATGGCGCCCTGCACCGAGACACCCGGGAGTTGGGTGAACACCGGCTGGTAGGCCACAGGGCGGCCCAGGAGGGCCGGGAGCATGGCGGCGGTAATATCGCTCATGCCACACCCCCGGCGTTGTAGAGGGCCATGCCGGCGACCGATACACTGGAAGTTCTCACGCAACCAGAAGGAACACCGACATGGCCGAAACTGATAACCATCAGCGCCAGCGCCGTGAGCTCGACCAGAAAATCTTCCAGACCGAAGCACAGCAAAAATGGCTGCTGGCTAGGTTTGGCGATCACGTCGCCGAGCGCGAGGGGTACCAATCCGATGACCTCCACGGCATTCATGCGCTGCGCTACTACCTCATGCAGAAGCATCACTGGACTCCTGCGACCGTGCTTGCCCTGAGCGAGGACGAACTGCGCTTTGCCCTGCTTGAAGAGCGAGAAGGCTGGACCTTGCCTCCAGAAGATCGGCTCTGACCGGGTCACCTGATTGGCGCGCCATCTCGGCTTTCAGCGCCAGTTGGCGCGCCTTTAGGTCGAGATAGCGGGCATCAATGTCTCGGAAACCGTTCATTCCCTGCTTCCTCCCTCAAGCCCGCGACCTGATCTACCTTCGGACGAGCGATCTCCCGACATAAGCCGATCAATATCGGCTTGCTGCTGGCGGCACCAGGCCGCCAGCTCCTCGAGGTCATTGGCTTGGTCAGGTAGGCTCATTCCTGCGCCAACAAGAACGATCGGCGCTTCTCGACCATCTAAGATTGCAGCGCCGACCAACATCGCCCTGGCTACCTGACAGGCCTGTTCCGTAGCATCACCCCCCCCTTTTTGCGCACCAGCAACTGCCGCTCGACCCACTGCCTCCAAAGCAGTCCGGCGATCCTCTGTCTTAATCGGTCTTGTGGTATTCATCACGCTGCCCCCTCGATCTGCTCGAGCTCGTGCTGGTAGTGATCGGCAAAGAACTGGTGCATCAGCCGGCGGCCGTTGACGATCACCCGGGCGTCGTCATCCCAGGGATCGGTCAGCGCCAGCAGGTCAGTCATCGCTTGGTGGTACCGCAGGTCGCAGCGGAGGCGCGCCAGCGTCGGGCCGGTCAGGGCCAGTTCGGCACGCTCGCGCTGCAGGCGGTTCGTCTTGTCGATCAGGTGGTCGCGGTCGCGACCGATCGGTGTCGTTGTCATCGTCATGGCGTCCCCTCGCCCGCTGGCCTAGAGCCGCAACCCAATGCGGCGGATTTCAGCCGCAGACAGCTTCCCCTCGCGCTGCATGGAGGCGAGGGTCTCGCTGTAGCGTGTCCGCCCGGTCAGTTCAGACAGCGGCAGATGACCTCTCTGCAGCCACTCGTGGACGTACTGGTTGCTCCGATTCAGCCGCTTCGCTACGGCAGGAGCGCCACCACAATCGTTGATGACGTCTTTGAGAGATGTGGGTTGAGTCGTCATGGCCAGCCTTAATATCAGGTCTACTCCTGATTATGCTAGCCGCATTGGCCTGATATTGGCAAGACAATACCTGATTTTCGGTATTGAGAATGGATGTGAGGTGCCTACAATCAAGCTATTAGTTGATAATCGCGAGATACCCGATGCCCCGCCGCAAACCCACGGATGAAGAGAAGCGCAGGATGTGGGCCGCCATATCCAAGGCGGCGATGGACTACCATGACCACCATCAGGAGCGAGGGCTGGGCGTACTGATTGCCGACGACGCAGGCGTTAAAGCCCAGTCTGTGTCCGACTGGAAAAGCCTGAAAACGGCACCGAGCGACAAGATCCTTATACGGCTAGCATCCAAATATGGCGTTTCTGCCGCCGAGCTGGCCGGAGAGGACGCGCCTACACAAGCTGGCCTTGCAACCGATGAAGCGCTGAGGCTGGCCGGAGAGCTGACCAGCACGGTTACCAAAGCAGCCCTGCCTGAGGGGAGTGTCGAGCAGTTCAGCGCTGTTATGGAGAAAGCCCATGAACTTGTCATGCAGGGCAAAGGTGAGGATGAAGCCTACGGCATTCTATTCCGATACGCCCTAGCTATACGTGAGGAAGCCCCGCCAACTGACTAGCCCCGCCCATTGCATGCAAGCCCGCATATTTGCGGGCTTTTTTATGCCTAGCACATCGAGGTAGCTGTATCTGAATTCTTCGGTTACTGTATATATAAACAGCATTACATGAACGCGGGGGTAATCCATGGAGGAACGGTCTGGCGCCACTCCTATCACCAAGAACAATGATCGAGACACGCAGGAGCGCTCGCGAGAATCCCTCGTGAACCTATGCAAGGCGTTTGACCTGCTGCGTGCTCGTAAAAAAGTTGAAGAAAATCCCGCCGTAAAATCAAGATCATAAACCTGATCTTCTCTCCACAACCTACCATTCATCAGTTTATCCCTTGATATTTTAGATTCGCGCTCCTAACATCAGGCCATAACCTGATTATCAAGGCGATAAACACATGGACCTGACCAAACGACAAGCTGAGATAGTGAGCCGTCTGGCTGATGGCATGACCGCCGAAGAGATAGCCATCAGCCTCTGTCGATCAGTCCTGACAGTGCGAACACAGGTAAAGCTGGCTTGCCAGCGTGCCGGCGCAAAGAACACACCGCACCTGGTTGCACTGGCAATACGCAAAGGCTGGATCGCCCCGCTCGCGCTGGCGCTGATGCTCGCCGACCTGCACGGCCATGCCATGCGCACCCGGCAGCCGGTACGCACGCGCCAGCAGATCGCATCCACCTATCGGTCCGCACGTCGCGACCTGGGGAGCGTGCTGGCATGAGCAACCTCACCGACCTGAAACGTCTCGTGATGAGCTTCGGCGCCCTGCCCCTGGCCTGCGCCGGCCTGCTGGTTCTGGCGAACGTCCAGCAGACCGACCGCGAGGTCGCCGCCGAGATGCACCGGCAGTACTGCGAGGACGTGGCGCTATGGCGGACTGAGGTCGCCCAGGGAGTGCCGCTGAATCGCCGCGCCGGGCAGCCCGACCATCGCGGCATCGCCGACGAGCAGTGCCCGGGCATATCCGCCCAGGGCGAAGACCAGCGCCAGCTCGCCAGCTACTGAAACCGAACACTCTCGGTCGCCCTGGCCACATCAGGGCCTCGTCCGCCGGTGTCAGCTGGTCCATGTGCCAGGCGGGTCGCGAGCAAAACGCCGGCAGCTGGTGACGGGCGGCCGACACACCGTCCGGGCGCCAGCAAACCCTTCAGTTCCCTGCGTACTCCCGGCCTCCGGGCCGGGCTTTTTCCAGGAACTGCGGGACATCGGAGAGCGGCTGGGTGCCGTCATGTGCGACGGCCAGATGGCGGGTAAACGCTCCGCCAAGCAGAAGGCCCGGTCGCTCCCCGATGCCTCGGCATCACATCCGGCGAGAGCCGGTCGAACGAGTTGCCCTCTCACGGGAGGGCCTTTTTCAACTACCAGCAGCAGGGGGCTTCCATGAATACAGCTATCGCCGAGGTCCTGGCCGAGCGCCATCGACAGGTAAACCAGGAAGGCTGGAGCCATGAGCACGATGACAGCCATCACCAGGGTGAACTGGCTGCGGCTGCAGGATGCTACGCGCTACACACCTGCCTGATGGGCAGAGGCAAAGCCCAGGACACTGTGCCCAGCCCTTGGCCATGGGATGCGTCCTGGTGGAAGCCCACTATTGCTCGCCGGAACCTCATCAAAGCGGCCGCACTGATCCTCGCCGAGATCGAGCGCCTCGACCGAGCTGCTGCCAAGAGTGTGCCGCCTAGCAGGCCCTTGGAGGAGGCATGGTCTCGCGACGGCGTGATGTACAGCCACGATTCGTTCCAGGAGTTGATCGAGTGTCACGCGGTCGAGCCAGGAAGCACGGTCTACACAGGCACCAAAACAAGGTTCGCGCCCTCGCATTTCGCGGACGCCGACAGCGTCATCGAGGAGATGGGTGAGCGTGCATGTGATGAAGGCGGAGAGTTCGCCGAAGATTTTCCTGATCCCACCCCAGAAGCCCGCGAGCAGCTGCAGATCCTGATGAATGCTTGGGCTGATCTGCACACCACGATCGACTTCTTCATCGTCGAAGACGCCCGCGAGTACGTCATCACCGAGCGCGATCTGGAGGTCTCCTGATATGTGGTTCAAGAACCTTCACCTCTACCGTCTGCACGACGCGCCCGGGTTGGACGACGCCTACCTCGAGGGGTTGCTGACCGCTCAGGCCTACCGCCCCCTCGGAGGAAGTGAGGCCCGGCGCATTGGATGGACCGCGCCTGCTGGTCGCGGCAGCGAAGTGCTGTGCCACGAACTACAGGGCCATCGGCTGCTGACTGCTGTGCGCCAGGAACGCCCGCTGCCCGCCGGTGTGGTGCGCGAAGAAGTCGAGGAGCGTGTCGAAGCGCTCGAGGCAACCGAAGGCCGCAAGCTGCGCCGGCAGGAAAAGCTCACCCTCAAGGAGCAGGTCTACGAGGAACTGCTGCCCCGGGCCTTCGTCCGCACCCAGCGCATCGACCTGTGGTGGGACACTCAGCGCCAGCTCATTGGCATCAACACCAGCAGCCGCAAGCGAGCCGAGGAGGCCCTCGACCTGCTGCGCGAGACACTGGGCAGCCTCAAGGTCACGCCGTTGGCAACGCAGGAACTGCCGATGCGGGCGATGACCACATGGCTCGGTGATACAGGCACTCGCCCCGCCGACCTGGTAATGGGTGACATGGTCGAGCTCAAGGCCAAGGGCGATGACGGAGTGTTCCGTGGCCGCCAGGTCGACCTCGACAACGACGAAGTGCAGCAACTCCTTGAGGGCGGACGCCAGGCAAGCAAGCTGGCCCTGGGCGTCGAGGGCCGCATGACGTTCGTGCTCCACGACGACCTGGCCATCAAGTCGATCCGCTTCGACGACGCCGTGATCGACGAAGCCAGCCAGGCCGACGACGAAGGCGACCCGCTGGTGCGCCTCGAGACCGACTTCCTGCTCATGGCTCAAGCCCTGGGCGCCAGCATCGACCGCCTGATCGAGTGGCTAGGAGGGGAAGCACAGCAAGCCGACGCTGCTCACAACGCGCCCTCAGAGTTGGTGGACATTGAGGTAGAAGACCCGCTCATGCCCGAGGTCAGGGGCTTCGTGATCGAGAGCGGTACGGCGGCGGTTTCGGCTGTCCAGCGGCAATTCAAGCTTGGCTACAACCGTGCGGCTCGGCTCATTGAGGCGCTGGAGCGCGCAGACGTCGTCTCCTCAATGGACAACCGCGGCTCTCGGAAAGTGCTGCAGGAGGTGCCGTCATGAAAGAGCGCCCGATCCTGTTCAACGACGAGATGGTCCGCGCCATCCTCGACGGCCGGAAGACGCAGACGCGCAGGGTGGTGAAAGATCCGCATGGCCTCTACTCACACATGGGCGATAAGAGCGTACACCCGGCGGTGGCGTCCATCGTTCATGTTGGCGAGGGGGAGTTCGAGCAGCGCGCAAAGTCGGATGCGGTGAAGCAGCAGTATGTCACCACGTTTCCATTCCATAGGCTGCGCTGCCCCTACGGCCAGCCCGGCGACCAGCTGTGGGTGCGGGAGGCGTTTCGCAGCCGGCGCGTAGATAACCTGCCGGGCGAAGTCGCATACCGGGCAGATCATCCTGGTGAGAAGACAGTGCCAGGCAGCTACGGCCGCCCTTGGAAACCCTCCATCCACATGCCTCGCTGGGCCTGCCGCCTGCGCCTCGAGGTCACCGCCGTGCGCGTCGAGCGCCTGCAGGACATCACCGAGGTTGACGCACAGGCCGAGGGCGCCGGCGTCGTCAGCTTCCCCAATGTCGACGACCAGCACACCGATCGTGACCGCTTTCGGGCGTTGTGGAATCGCATCAATGGCCCTGAATCATGGGACACCAACCCATGGGTATGGGTCGTCGAGTTCCAGCGCGTCGATTCGGAGGTGCCGTCATGACCGCCGACCCGATCCTCGACCCGCGCACCGGGAAAATGATCACCGTCTATGACCTGGCTCGCCAGACCGGCGTGGCCGCCCATGTCATCTGGCACCGCTATGAGTCCCTGGGCGTGCGTTCCATGACGCTGATCGCCCCCAAAGGCACACCCATCGACATTGATGCCGAGCGGGCAGCAGCACGACGCATCTTCCTGCGCTCGCGTGTCGGCATACTGTCCACCCACCGCCTCGGCGAGTTCGCCCGGGGCCTGCGCCAGCAATCAGGGAGGGCTGCTGCGTGACTACCAATCCTTCTGCAGAACTTGCCTGGCGCACCCAGTTCGCCTTGGATTTCGAGGGAGAGATCAACGTCGATCTGTTCGCCGGCGGCGGCGGTGCCTCGACCGGCCTGGAGATGGGCCTCGATCGCCCGGTGCACGTTGCCATCAACCACGACGCCGACGCGATCAGCATGCACCAAGCTAACCACCCGGGCGCCGAGCACTACCTGTCAGACGTCTATGAGGTCGACCCGGTAGCCGCCTGCCGAGGGCGGCCGGTCGGCCACTTCCACGCCAGCCCGGATTGCACCCACTTCACCCAGGCAAGCGGCGGGCAACCCCGCAAACAAGCGATCCGCTCGCTCTCATGGGTCGTGCACAAATGGGCCGGTAAGGTTCGACCCCGAGTCATCACCCTGGAAAACGTCGAGCAGATCCTCCAGTGGTCACCACTGGTCGCCAAGCGCTGCAAGAAGACGGGGCGCGTTGTGAAGATCGACGGTAGCGTCGCCGCCCAGGGCGAGCGCGTGCCGCTCGAGCAGCAGTTCCTGATACCGGATCGCCGCCGACGCGGTCACAACTGGCGCCATTTCGTCGACGGCCTACGCCGCCTCGGCTATGCCGTACAGTGGCGCACCCTGCGTGCCTGCGACTATGGCGCGCCCACTACCCGCGAACGGCTGTTCTTGATCGCCCGCTGTGACGGCCACCCGATCGTCTGGCCCGAGCCTACCCATCACAAGCACCCGAAGCGGGGCCAGAAACGTTGGAGGGCAGCCGCCGAGTGCATCGACTGGTCGATCCCCTCGCGCAGCATCTTCGACCGTCCCCGGCCTCTGGCGGACAACACCCTCAAGCGCATCGCCAAGGGCATCCAGAAATTCGTGCTCGACAGAGGTGACCCGTTCATCGTGCCCATCGCCAACTACGGTGGCGGGAGCGAAGCCGTCCACCCGATCGACGAGCCGCTGCGCACTGTCACCGCCTGGCCCAAGGGAGGATCTTTCGCCCTGGCCAGTGCCACCCTGGTGCAAACCGGCTACGGCGAGCGACCAGGTCAGTCGCCCCGCGCACTGGACATCCGCCAGCCTCTCGGCACGGTGGTCGCCGGCGGCGGCAAACATGCTCTAGTCACGGCATTCATGGCCCAGATGAACGGCGGCTTCTACGATGGCGCCGGCCGCGACGCCCGCGAGCCGCTCTCCACCATCACAGGGCGCGGTACCCAGCAGCAGCTGGTCACGGCGAACCTCGCGTCATCACTCACGCCCGACCAGGAAACCGGCGCCCTGCGCGTCGCCGCTTTCCTGATGCGCTACCACAGCACCGGCGGCCAGTGGGCGGATCTTCGCGACCCGATGACCACGATCACTGCAAAGGACCGCCTGGCCCTGGTGACGGTGACGATCCAAGGCACGCCCTACGTGATCGTCGACATTGCCCTGCGCATGCTCAAACCGCGCGAGCTCTACCGTGCCCAGGGATTCCCCGACAGCTACATCATCGATCGAGGCCACGACGGTCGGAAGTTCACGCTCACTTCTCAGACCCGCATGTGCGGCAATAGCGTCAGCCCGTTGCCAATGACCGCCATCGCCCAGGTGAACCGGGTGGATCAACCAGTGACCCTTCAAGCAAGAGAGGCGTCATGACCAGAACCACGCACACCCACCGCCAGCACGGTGGCCGGTATGCCGAGTTCAATCAGTTCGACGGAGGCGGTGCCCTGGAAGGACAGAAGTTGGTGGCCTACCGCGACCTCGACAAGGACGTGACGAGTGCCACCACGCTGGACGACTGGCGTCAGCACTGGCGACCGATCGCCGCCGACGATTGCACGGTGTGCCTGGGTACCGGGCGGGACAGTATCAAGGGCAACAAGCGCCAGCCCTGTGGCGGCTGCTACGGGCTGGGGAAAGTACGGAAAGACGGCGAGACGCCGACCACTCAGTGGGAGCTGGCCGAGGTGGCCATCGGCGTGATCCAGCGCCAGCACCAGGAACTCGGCCGGCTACGCGAGCTGATCGCCATACCCGAGGTGCAGGAGATCATCAAAGCAAAGCGCGATGCACCCGAGGATTGGGTGCAGCGCGAGCAGGAATGGCGAGAGTCCGGGTGGCGTGGCCACGGCGGACGGAGACATACAGGAGACTGAGATGGCGAAACTACTGGCAATGAAGGACGTGGCCGAGCGGGTAGGCTATAGCGAGAGCAAGGTCTACAAACTCATCCGAGAGGGGCGATTCCCCGCCGGCAGGAAGATGCCCACCGGCGGCGTCAGGTGGCTCGAGGAAGAGGTTGATGAATGGATCACCCAGACATTCGGTCAGGCACAGGAGGTGCATCTCGCTTCAGTGTGA